ACTAACGTTTGGACGAGTTACGTCTACTACTTGTCTCGAAACTTCTCTTGTACCGTCTGGTCCACCAGTTGTACCAAAGTTGTCTAGTAATACTCTAAAGCGATACTGTAGCTTAGGCATCAATAATGATGAGTTACTTCCAGCACCTTCTGTAGGCACACTAATATTTTGTAATGTTGTAATTGGCATTTATAATCTCCTATACAGTATTTATGCTTAAATGAGTGGGGATCTTCCCCCACTCATTATATGCGCATATTAACCTAGTGCTGCAATTTCACCTGTGTTCTTCAAACGCAATGGAATGTAAATAAATTCAATTGCTTTTACTGGTTCAATAGCAATATCTAAGTATAGCTCGTTACGGTCAATTCTTGCAGGTGTGTTGTTTGTTTCGTCACATACTGCAATAAAGTCGTAAAGTGCTCTTAGTGCTACTAATTCCAATAATAGTGCATCTGCTGCTGCTTTGACTTGATCACGTGTGATCTTGTCATTTGGTTCAAACAGATACGGTTTTGCTAATAACTCTAGCTGTCCACGTAAGTATACAGTTAGACGTGCTACGTTAACACGATCCAACGCACTTGCATTTCTTGCACGAGTCTTTTGACCAAATACAACAAGTCCTGCGCCACTAATAAACGTAATTGGATTAATTGCGTTTGAATATAGTGTATCACGTTGTCCGGTGTTTAGTGCTACTGAAACAAATTCACCTTCGCTATTAATATAGCCTGAACTTGTAGCATTGCTTACACCACCACGTCTTGTACCTGCTGGAGCAAACCAGGGGAACGCAACTTGGTCGTTTAGTATGATAGTACGTAGCGCCATGTGTGAAGCTGGAACAACAATGTTATTTCCTGCATTGTCACTTGTAAAGCCTGCGCCGTAATACATAGCCATGTACTCGTCAAAGCTAACTGCACCGTCGTCGTTATCTTCAACTGCTAGTCTAACGTTAGTTGCCCATTCATTCAATGA